CCTTGAGGGTAAGGTCTGTTGAGAGTTCCTGGTGTTGCAGACAGTTCAGGATCTGGCCGACTTGGGTGTCGCGTTTGCCGGAGTTCTTGATGTCCCGGTAGGCGAGGGTGCTAGTGGATCTTGGCATTTGATCTCTCCTTTAAAGAAAACCAGACCGCAACCGCGCCGACCATTTTCGATACGGTCATCACGACCACATTGGCTGGCGATAAGATTCCAATCATTGCGGTGAACACAATCGAATCAATCGGTGTACCGACTGCCGAAGAAAATAAAATGCGGTCACGCAATGGACGTTTTGTGAACGTGTAGACCAGCCAATCCACACCCTCGGATATTAAAAATGCCGTTACCGATGCGATGGCAACGAATGGATCTGCCATGAAGTAGGAGATTGCACCTCCCGAGAGCATCACTGGGATGACCCAATGACCAATCTTGCGTTGCGCCAAATCTCGAAAGATAAACGTCAGGCCGACAATCATTGACGTTGGTTGCCAGATCCCGATTGGCGGGATCACAGTAAAGAGCCAATTTACTGAAACAATACTGGCAAGATAGATTACTGCCCACATAGTTTGAACTCCGTTTGTATTGAAATGTTTGATGTCCATCTTGGGGCTGAGTTACAAGCCTCCACGCGATCCGCAATGATGTTCGCCCTTTGACTTTCCTTTTTCGGCAAATAGATTCCGAAACGCTCTCCGGGCATAAAAGATCGCATTACCGCTGCCGCGCTATCGGCAGATGCCAAGGGAATAGACTGAAAAATCCGGGGATCAAGCATCCTCAAACCATGCAGTTTGCAGTTTGGTCTGCCGTCCTCATCACAAACAATTTCCATCGCTTGCGCAATCCGATTCCAAAACCGACTGCTGCCTGGTTCCATGCCCTCAGTTGAACCGAAAGCGACCCTGCGCCACTCATTGGCTAGCCTGTTTAGACGGTCAAGTGATTCGTTTAAATGCCACACCGGAACACCGTCATGCGGAAAAGGCCAATTAGAAATCAGCTCGTCGTTCTCATCTTCTGCGCCATTTATAACGTCAGGGATGAGCGCCCAATCAAAACCTGGATGTCTACGCCACTCATCGACCCAATCCGTGTATCCCTTTACATCTAGCGACTTACCCGATTTCCAAACGGAAAACGCACCGTTATCTAAAACAAATGAGTGGCTAACCTCTGCCATGATTTCCAATTCAGTGCGGTGGGCGTAACTAATTAAAGAGTGCCGCCCCCTAAAAAATTCGTGAGATTGTTGTGCCTTCCCAAGAGGCCCACCGTGATAATGAATCATCAAAAAGGTATCGGATCATCAAAAGGGACGCCATCTCCTTCGGGCTTTTTCTTGATCGACTCGATCTGAGCCGTTTGGAAGGCGGCCATTGCTTGAAACATCTTTTGCTCTGAGGACATCAGCTCGGGGGTCAGGTGTTGCAGATCCTTCGAGGTGAACTCCATTGGATCAGCGTCCCAGGCGTTCTCAGTGGCGTTCACAAAGACCTTCTCGTCCTCTGTGACATACACGATCTTTGGAGCCTCCTCGTCCATCTTGACGGCAGTGCCGAATGGCACGAGGTCTGGGATGAAGATGTGATCTCCGCATCCCTGGCGTTGCTTCTTGATGCCGATCGTCTGCCCATGACGCTCACAGCGCCAGGCGCCACGGTGTACGGTCTTACCCGGAGCGCCAGCGGTCTCCTCAAGGACCGGGGTAGAGAAGGCACAGGTACGACAGTTGACCTGGGCCACCTTGTCTCCGTGACAGGTCTCAGAGAAGTTGCACCAGCGGCACTGAAAGTAGTCGGACTTCTTAGAAATCTTTGGTGGGGCTTCTTCGCTCTGAAGAATACTTTTGGCGCGGTCTTTGAAGAACTTAAAAGCGGCAGCGTCGTACTCGGTACGGCAGCTCGTGATGTCCCGGCCTCCGGGTGTTGCTACCGTCAAATAGTGGCGTTTAAGTTTGGTGTAGCCGAGGTACAACTGACATTGCGCGTAATAAGTGGTATCCCACTGTTCAAGTGCAGACTTCTCCCCGTGTTCACCTTTCAATTTGTTTAGTTTGTTGAACTTCGCCTGATTGACACACTTGTGCTCCCAGATGTGCATGGTCTTGGGGGCTACGGCCACTCCGGTGATTGCGCCGTCAGTGTGGCCGAGGAAGTGGCCGTTAAAGTCGGAGACCTCAAACTGTGAGCCGTCTGCGTAGCCGGTCTCCAGCCTGATTCCTTTGACCGCTCGAAGGCGCTTTGCCATCAGGTCTTCATCTCGGTGGCCGTCCTCGAACCGGCGCAGCGTTGCTGCGTCGAAGTGTTCGGGCAATGCCCACCGCCATCTGTACCAGATCTTTCTTTCGCAGTCCTCACCGGCCCCGGACATTCCAAGATAGTTCCGGGCGCTCGGTGGGTTAGCCTGGACGATGGCCTGATCTACGGCCTCTAGGGTTTTGTCTGGCTCCGGCGAATTCAATTTCATGTTGTCTCCTCTGAGCCAAAAACGAGTTCGATGAAATTTGCATGAGCATCGGAAAGTGCTTCCAAGAACTTAGCTCTCGGGCCTAGCCGGTGCAGACCAAATGCTGGTGTGCGTTGACCCCACTCTTCTGATTGCCATGCGATCTTGAACTTCTCCCAGCCTGGCTCGTACTGAAACTCGAGTGAAACGCCAGACGGTAATTCGTATATTTTTTTCATCGTTTCTCCTTGAGGTCAGACCCCACTGCCCACCTAAAGCGACCAAGCCTTTTCAAGTGAATTTCGGGCAGCGGGGTCTTTATAGAATCAAGATCAGAACTGCGACTGCACCAAGAACCAACCCGCCGATGATCGCCACAAGTTGTGTGGCGACCACCAGGCTAAGTGCTTCTTCACTCAGCGGGTTGCTGTTCTTGGTCACTGGTGCTGGTCGTGTCAGCATCGTTGGTTGCCGTGCCAGAGCTGGACCCGCCTCCGACTTCTACGCAGCCGACCTGGATGCTGAATATCAGCGCAAGGCCCAGGGCGTAGAACCAGCCAAAAAATCTTTTGCCTTCGTTAGTCATCATGTGTTTCCTCGTCTTGAAGACGCTCAATAAGTGCGTCTTCGCCTAGTACGCCATCTTCAAAAATTCTTTTCGTCGAAGGATCGAATAGGCTCGAACAAACCATTGACTTCCAAATTTGTTCCCGTGTTTCAAATGGAGCGAGTTCATTCATCGTTAGTAGCCTCATCATGTGAAAGGTGGAAGCCGGTGCGAACTGTGTGGTCACCGACCGTCGCGGAAACGTACCCAGCGCAGCCGGTCACAAGAAAGAGCACAGTCAGCACCAGGTAAGCGGTGATAAGGAATTCCCAAGAAATAATCTTCATGGCAAGTTTTCTCCTAGCGCGGGATAGCGCGTTGAGTTTCTTCATCGAGTTGTTGATAGGCATCGGAAGTAATGATGTCGAGTCGCTCTGAAAAGATCTCGAGGGTGTGCGCCCAATACTTGAGGCCCATCGCGAAGTCGGACCAGAGATCAGGGTCCGGGATCTTTTCGCTCTCTTTGTGAGTTAGGTCGAGCCAATCGCGCAGTTCCTTCTTGACTTCGTTGAAGACTTCATCGGCTTCACGCCCAAACTCACGTTTCTTTTCTTCGTTCGTCATCGAAGTACCACTCCAGGATCGCAGCCGGGACGCAAAGTGCTGCGCCCCAGCCTATAAAGACCAACAGCAGAACGATCAGGCTCTCGATCATTGCGCCCACGGTGCTGTACCTTTCGGCTCGGCGTTCCCAGAAGAGGAGGGTGCAGAGGACACCAAGCGCCTGTAGCCTTTGACGGCGTTGAACTCACCGTCCGGAATTAGCCGGATCTCAAGAGAGTGGCCTTCAACGTCAGAACTGTCAGCGACATGGGCCAACCCAACCGCACGACCCATCGACCTCATCTCGTTTTGAGCAATTTCTTTAACTCTCTCGGTCGAATGGGCGAGGTTGTACCAACTGTTGACGGTGCGACCGTTCTCTACCAGGAAGGAAATCTTTACGGCTTTATCCCCAGCCTGGGTGGTTACGTCCTCGGTAGAGGTGATCTTTGCTGAGTACCAGCCAGCCGGTAACGGCTCGAAGGTGATGGTCTCTTCTTCTTCAGGGATTTCTAGGTCTAGTTTCATGCTTGCTCCTTATGCAGCTTTTTTGGGGGTGGAAATTTTCTTGCCCTCGATCTTCTTCTTGATCGCAGCGAGTGAGGGTTGTTCAAACAGGTCAAGGCGACCGGAACGATCCTTCGCGTCATACTGTTCGTCGCGGTTGCACTGGAGCCAATGCTCAAGATCGCCATCGTTGTTCTTGAAAATACGCATGGCGCAGACAAGATCGAAGTAGTGGGGAATGGCCGCGCCCAACTTCTGACCAGGCATCCCCGGCTCGTACAACATTTGTCCGGCTGAATCGTCCTTGGCTCTTGCTTGCTTGCAAGTCATCAACACGTTGGCATTGGGAAGATCGCGAAACGCCTTGATGAGATCTGTCATCACCGCGTTGAGTTCACCGTAAGCCTTCATCGGCATCTTGGTGTTCTTCATCTCCTCCGCGAGAACGGTCTCGGCAACCTCAGAGATCGAGTCGATACAGACCCAAGGGGGTGGGCCTTCGGTTTTCAAATAGGTCAGGACTTCCTCTACATCGCGTCGGCTTCTAACCTCCGCAATCTGAATGGTGTTCGGTGCGTCCTTGATTGAAAGCAGTCCCGCTTCAGCCGAGATAATCAGCGTTGGCTCATTCGTTTTTGAACAAAGAACTGTCTTCCCGGCCCCGGCTGGGCCGTAGACCAGCATTTTCAGCCCTTGCTTCTGGACTGCCTCGCTCGGGTTAATAAATTTAATAGCCATTGAGTCTCTCCTTTTGTGTTTGTGCTTCCGAAAAATTTACGCAACGGAAGCGTTGCGTCTGGCAACAGGCAAAAAAAATCCTTGGGAAGCGGGGCTTCCCGAGGATTGGTTGGTTTGGTTGGCGGCGGGATCAATCGGTCTGATTTGGGTGATGCCGAAATTTGAGATCGACGTTGAATGGACGTATCGCTCTTTCCATCACACTTTCTTGGCGCTCGATAAGGGATGTGTGTCGAACAGCCAACGTCGGCATCTCCCACCGCATTGAGAGCGTGACCATCCCAATAAAATAAGCCTGAACGTCTGGCGTGATATGGACATCATCAGGCGATTCGTGGTCAGGACTGACTTGCAACCGATAGTCCCAGTTCGTATCGAAATGACCCCCGATGTCGGCCAAGTCGATGCGGGTGTTCACAGGGAAGTAGTAGCCGATTACCAGCCGGAAGTGAGGCGTGTTGCTTTTTTGACTCCATGCCGTGTCGCGCACCGCAAAAAGGCACATTGCGCCGCGCCATGGATACCAAGTTGTGGTTACTCCCAAGAAGTCTCCCTTATGGAAATATGGTTCAAAGGTTGATTCGAGGAGTTGGATAAAAAACTGCGGCGCACCATCAATCCCCTTATCTGCGTTGAGCATATAGGGAATGATCGCTCTTGAGTCTTGTTCTTCAGTGAACGCGGCCAGCAGTTTGGCAACGTGCGCGGGGTCGCGCCGCAGTTGATCTACGATTTCTTCATATTCGATCACGGGTGCGTACACGATGTTCTGTCGGCGCAGTTGCACATTGCGAACAGCGTCGTGTTCGACCTTATTGACTCGTGGTTCAAAAGCGATGAGGTTGTCATCGTCCACCTTGGTGGTGTCTTCTGCCTTCGATACGCCGAGGATGTAATCCACCGACACACTGAGCGCGTTGGCAAGCAGTGGTAGTTTTTCTCGCGAGACTTTGCCGTCCCGCTTCCACTGGCTTACCGCTCGTTCACCGACATCGCACAGTCGCGCAAGTGTCCGGTTGTCGATATTTTTTTGTTCCATCGCTTGCTGTATTCGGTCACCGATTTCGATGCCCCACGAATCATCATCATTTGGTTTTCGCTGTGGCCCCATTTCTCTCTCCTGTTTGTGAAAACTATATTGTTCGATTCTCACGCTCTATCTCCAAAACTTTTTTCACGCGGAAGTAAAACTGTTGCATCGGTAGACGCACTTGCTTTACTATCCGACAATCCGAACTTTACAGAAGCCATACTTCGTATGTCAACACCTAATTGCCACTTAGAAGAAGCGATACATCGGGCCGGGGGTGTCAGTGCTACGGCACGCGCTCTTGGTGTCAGCCGCCAAGCGGTTTTCGCCTGGAAAAAGCGCGGTATTCCCGCCACAAGAGTACGTAGTTTGACCGAGCTGGTGGCTCACACCGTGACCCCCGAGCAACTGCGCCCGGACATCTTTGAAGAACAAACCGCCACCCAGGGGCGTTAAGCCTGGGATCTCCTCCTCCTTGTAGTTACCCGCCCCGAAAGGGGCGGGATTTTTTTATGAACGATCCCATCGACAAATTACTGCCGAGGTTAGAGAACGTGAAGGGATCTCATGGCCGGTACACCGCCAGGTGTCCGGCGCATGATGACCGAGGGCCGTCACTGTCGGTGTCTGAGACAGATGACAAGATGCTTTTGATTCACTGCTTCGCTGGCTGCGGAGCAGCCGAGGTGGTCGAAGCCGTGGGCCTTCAGATGGCTGATCTGTTTCCGAGAGATGAGTACATCCAGATGAGGCGTTACGACAAGAAGCCCCGAGAGAACTACCGGCTGCTTATTGAACGTGCCAGACACGCGGCGATCCTCGTAAATGTATTTGCCGCTCAGATCATCAAGGATAAGAGATGGCACAACTATCCCGGCCTTTGCGAGGAGGAGCGGATCATCTTTGAACGAGCGTGTTTCGATCTCAGGAAAATTATTGATGCTTAACATCATTTCACTCGGAGCCGGTGTGCAGTCATCCACGATGGCGCTGATGGCAGCGGAGGGAGAACTGACCCCAATGCCGGATTGCGCGATCTTTGCCGATACCGGCGCAGAACCTAAACACGTTTACGACTTCTTGGATTACGTCGAGTCGCTTGTCCCTTTCCCGGTGTATCGGGTGATGGAGGGTGAGGGACTTGAAATTGACCTGATCGAATCAATTAAAAACGATAGGAGATATGCAGGGCCACCGCTGTTTTGTGATTCACCAAATGGCGGGATGCTTAGACGGCAATGCACTAGCGAATACAAGATAAAACCGATTGAGCGAAAGGTGCGTGAGTTGGTGGGATTGAAAAAGGGTCAGCGTGGACCGAAAGAGGTGGCGGTACAGCAATGGATCGGAATCTCGATGGATGAGTCTGTGCGGATGAAAATCAACCCAACGAAGTGGATAAACAACCGTTGGCCCCTGATTGAAAAAGATATGTACCGCTACGACTGCATTAACTGGATGCGGGAGCATGGATACCGTGAGCCAAGCAAGTCGGCTTGTTATTTCTGCCCATACCACGACAACGCCACCTGGCAGAACATGAAAGACCACGACCCCGATTCTTGGGAACGTGCCGTCAAGATGGATGAGTTGATCCGTAATGGTGTCAGAGGCACAACCGAGAAACTGTATCTGCACCGATCCATGCAACCACTAACCGAATGTGACTTTGACCCTGACCGTGACCAGTTCGATATGTTCGACCACGAGTGCGAAGGGATGTGCGGGGTTTAGATGCCTAGACTAGATCAGCAAGTCGCAGAACTCGATGATTACTATGCCTCACTGGTAGATGAGGGCAAGTCCTCCCTCAACGTAGATGAGTGGGGAATTCACGCCTATGAGGGCTATGCCGAACCGATTGAGTGGATTATCGAGGGAGTATTGCCTCATAAGACGGTAGGGTTAATCGCCTCGATGGGCGGTATCGGCAAGTCCTACCTGATGCTGGATCTCGCGGTGAGAGTCGCCGCTGGGCCAGGTCTTTGGGGTCAGCAGTGCTTCGGAGGGGAACTTAAAGACCAAGGGCCGGTGGTCATGGTCACCGCCGAGGATTCGCGGAGCGCAATCCATAGGCGGCTGAACCAGATCATCAACCCCGGTGAACACGCCAAATTAGATGACCTATACGTCGTGCCGTTGCCTGACGCTGGCGGCACAAAGGCATATCTTGAGTGTATTGGCGGCAATTACACGATGACCGCAGCGTGGGATGACCTGTGCTCGGAGATCATCCGGGTCGGGGCAGTGTTGGGTCTGATAGATCCCATGCAAGCCGTGGTCCAGGCTGATGTGAACTCCGACCCGGCGGCAGCTCAGTGCTACTGGTCAAGCGTTTCAAAACTCTGCGCCGAATCTGGCGCGAGTGTGCTCACCAGTCACCACATGAGGAAGGACGGCAACGTCGATGGTGTTGCGAGTGCCAGGAGCGCGATCAGAGGCACTTCAGCCCTCGTGGATGGTTGCCGTTGGGCCTATGCCTTATTCCCTGTGCCGGATGACGAGCGTTCCAGAGCCGAGAAGGCTCTGGGCGAGTCCATCGGCCCACTTGAACTCGTCAACGGTGCTGTGGTGAAGAGTAATGAGTTCGGCATGGGCGAGATGGTGACTTATCGCCGTGACCCGGCGAGTGGTTTGCTTATCGACATCAGCGATGAACTGCGCGATGAAATCGCGGCAGCTTCCAAGCTGAGTATCGAGCAGATCCAGGAGATCTTCTTTGAAGTGTCCAGGCGTTGGGATAACGGTGATCCGTTCTCCCATAGTCCGAGTGGTCGAGATCGGTATTTGGGTAAATGGATGGCTGAAGAATTCAACTTCGACTATGGCACTGCCAAGAAATATGTCTCGTCCTGGATCAGAGAGCGGAACCTTGTGATCGGAGATCACCCTCATATCAAGAGGGCTAAGGGGCTTCGTAGAAGGGAGACTCCAAGTGGGTGAAGTGCAAATTTCACACTTCACCCGTACTTCACCTACTTCACCCAAAAGGCAGGGTGAGGTGAAGTGTGTATAAGACATACACACTTCACCCTTCACCTGCCCGAGACCTTTAGCTGCACTTCACCACACTTCACCATGACTATGACGAGAGGAATCATTTGGGAAGAGGGCAATCGCCACGGGAAGCTCGAAGTGATTGCCTATGCCGAATCGACCAACAACGGGGTCAGGTGGATGTGTCGCTGTGACTGTGGTCGTAGCCACATCGCGTTTGGTCGAGATCTCCGCGCTGGCCGGGTCAAGTCATGCGGTAAGTGTGATCGTGGTGAGGAGGCGTTGTGGGACGCCTTGAGCAAGATTAAGAGTCCGTGTGACAAGGGCTGTGAAGCATGGGAGTCATGCAAGGAAGAGGAGTTGGCCTGTCAGCCATTCGCGAACTTCGTGAAGTACGGCTGGGACACCGCTGGGTGTCCAGAAAAATTCCCGCCCACGAGGGCGCAATACAGGAAACTCTTCAATGACAAACAGCAGAACAAAGGGAAAGGTCGGTGAGTTAGAACTTGCGAACATCCTCAAGGACGAGCTGAGACTTGAGGTTCGACGCAATTTAGAGCAGACCGCTATCGGTGGCTACGATTTAAACGTCCTATGGCCTCCTGGATACGCAGGGTGGGCCGTTGAGTGCAAGAGGGCTAGGACGGCAAGGGTTAAAGACTGGTGGCAGCAGACGGCGTTACAGGCGTCGAGAGCGGTGGATCATGGTGTTCCACCCAAACCAGTGCTGATCTATCGGTTAGATCGTCAACCCTGGTTCGCCATGATGAGCCTCAATGACCTTCGGCCTGATCTTGGAGACCATCGTCAGGTCACCATGCCACTTTGCTCCTGGTGCAAACTCGTAAGGTTTGAGTTAGATGCTCTCGCTTGAGCATTTCAAGCTGCTAAAGGCCAAGACTGCGGGCCTGCATCGTGGCTCTGGTGGTCTGCCTGATGTGACGTATCAAGAGGTCGCGGATCTTTTGGCGACGTTGGATTACGAGGTCAGTGTGTATGCCCGTTTGGTTTACGGTCAGGAGTGGCATCTCAACAGCACACTCGGTAAGATCCTGTTGCGTCAGATTAAGCCAGAGGATTCGACACTGCCTGATGATCATTACCTACAGATCATCCAGATGGTGATAGGCACGGCAAGCACGAACTATGACTTGACAGCATCACAGAAGGCTAACGTCATGGGCAAGCGTTGGTGGTCTCGTTCTGACGAAGAAGACTACAAGGAAGCGCAGGGAATACTCGACGTTTACGACAGTGAGCTGCGTCATGCACTGGCACATTGGAACGATGTTCAACGTGAAACTGCAACTTAAATGACCTAGGGCGCATAACTCGTGTACCTAGGGCGCATAACTCAGTTCGACTTATGAGACCTAGGGGTGTAGTCAGTGTAGTCGGTGTAGTTAGACTTTAAAATGAACTTCAGAAAGATTAAATGAACTTCAGAAAGTTTGACGCCGATATAAGTAATCTGTATTAAGTATCCTCGACGCGAGTTGCGTCTTCCTCAATACCGGGTCCGCGCACAACACTACGCTATCAAGCATTAGCGCCCGATCCGTGAGTCCATGGGACGCAACAATCAATGTAGTTCGTGCTCACACACGCACTACTCGCGGGGGCCTCAAAATGGGCAGGATCGACACTTTTGCCTGTTTTTGTGCGGGCCTGGGTATCACTGGTTTCCCACTGGCCGTGATCACAAGCTGCTCGACACAATGACAAGCCAACTCGCGCAAGTGGGCGCATCGTAAGTCATTGACCCTAAAGGGTTTAGGTGTTCGCAGAACGTTGATTATGTAAAGTTGTATGTTTCATGGCCTATTGGCATGGGCAGAGACTGTTCAATCTGTCAAAATCTGTGCACTTTATGGGCCAGAGCCGATCTAGGCCTACATAGCCACGTTTTCCCACTTCGAGGCAAAAAACAGGGCGAGATTGGGCTACCCCCCCACCCCCTTTTTATTTTTTCAAATGAATATGAATGTTGTTCGTGCAATTTCGGGGGGTAAATTTAAGGTATTTAAGGTTTTTCTAATATGAGAAAACTAGACGAGAGACAAGAAAAATTCATCCAGTTCTACGTCCAATCCGGCAACGCCACCAAAGCGTGTATCGAGGCTGGATATTCAGAGAACTCTGCTTCTCAAAAAGGCTGGGAGCTAAAGCGCCGTTATTCGGAAATCATCGAACAGCGTCTCAAAGACGCTGTGAGGGACAAAGTACCCGAGGCCATGCTGACCATCAGCTTCCTAGCGAAAAACGCCAACAGCGAGACAGTGCGTCTGGCGGCAGCAAAAGACATCGCAGACCGTGGCGGCATGAAGCCCACCGAGAAGATCGAACAAGAGGTCAGACAGATCGAGAAGAGCACCGAAGAACTGCGCCAGGAACTAGCGCGTCTATTGGGTGAGGATGAGTTCGAGGATGAAGTTCCCACAACGCTGAATTGAAATGGCAGATCCTTTCTGGTTGTTAAGAGCGCGGAAGCAACTAAACAACCCAGCGATCAATGAGGCGTATCTAACGCACGAGGATGGGTATCCTCAGACGATTTACTCCCAGAGTCACCCAATCAGATTCAAAGATAACCCTCACGCAGATCGTGTGGACCCGGAGCGGGAAACCATCCTGTATCCGAGTATCCGCTTTCGAGGCCCAGATGATCAGTTTGGCCCAGGACTGCAACGCCTATCGGAGTACCAGGCTCGGGAGGAGGCTATGCGCCTTCGAGACTACCTGGTCTTCCAAAATGCGCGGATGGCAGAAGACTATGCGCGTAACTTGTCGAACAGTATTCGGCGAAAACCAAATTCCTAGTGCCATTCAAGTCCCAGAAACAACGGCGCTGGATGTACGCCAACAAACCTAAAATGGCTGAACGCTGGGAAGATGAAGAAAAGATCCTCAAGGCTCGTAAACCAAGACTCAAAAGAAGTCCTAGAACGAAAAGTAGAACTGCTTAAACTCATTCGCGAACGCGAAAAGTTCAACCAGCTCGAAGAGTACGATCCTTATCCCTTCCAGGAGCGGTTCATAGAAACCACTTCGACTGCTTCGCAGTCGGTTCTATGTGCCGGTAACCGGGTAGGGAAGACACGGGTGGGCGCATTTCTGGTTGCGGCAGCATTAACCGGAAGATACCCGGACAATTGGTATCAGGGACGCCGCTTTAACGAACCCATTACCGCATGGTGTGGCGGTGTCTCGACCGAGACCGTGCGCGACATCGTGCAAGCGGAGCTGCTGGGAACGCCTGGAGACTCCCAGGCGCTCGGCACTGGCATGATCCCGAAGGACTGCATCATCGAGACCCAGCGAAAGCCGGGTGTGCCGAACGCAGTTGCGATGGCGCTCGTTAAGCACATTTCAGGTGGAACATCTTACGTCTACTTCAAAGCCTTCAACATGGGCAATGAGGTCTGGATGGGTCGCTCATGCGATCTAATCTGGCTGGACGAGGAGCCGCCTCGCGAGATTTATACCCAGGCCGTAACACGAACCCTGGACCGCAGGGGTACGGTCTTTATGACCTATACGCCGGAGTCCGGGATGTCCGAGACCACGGCACAGTTCTTCAACGACCTTCGACCAGGGCAGAGCCTGACGCACGGCTCCTGGGACGACGCCTCCGAGAAGGTTAAGACGGTTGTGAAGGGTAACCCCGGACACCTTACGGAGTCCGTGATGGAGCAGATCCTCGCGGCGTACCCACCGCACGAGCGAGAAATGCGGAAGTACGGAAGACCGACGATTGGCTCGGGTCTCGTGTTCCCCGTGCCGGAAGAAAAACTCCTGGTAGATCCTTTCCCGATCCCGGAGGAGTACCAGCGAATTGGTGGGATTGATTTTGGGTGGGATCACCCGACAGCGGTAGTCTGGGTCGCGTATGACGCAGACGAGGACATCGTTTACGTCTACGACACTTATCGGCAGTCGAAGGCGACGCCAGCGGTTCACGCTACGGCGATCAATACGCGCCCCAGGTGGATCTCCTACGCTTGGCCGCACGATGGAAATCGTCGCGACTCGATGGGCAACCCCGGTTTGGCCGACCAGTATCGGGGCCACGGCGTGAACCTCCTACCGGAACACTTCACGAATCCTCCAGCGATGGGGGAGAAGAAGGGCGGCAACAGTATCGAAGTCGGCATCATGGATATGCTGCAACGAATGGAATCGGGACGCTTCAAAGTGTTCTCGACACAATCTGATTGGCTTGAGGAATTAAGAATGTTTCACCGTAAGGACGGAAAGATCGTACCGATACGCGACGATCTCATGGCAGCAACTCGCTATGCCACCATGTCCTTGCGTTTCGCGTCACCGGAAGGTGAGTCCATGTGGAAAGGAGACCTCAAGTACCCGGCGTTAGGGATCGTATAAATGGCGCAGTTGTTCCCCCCACAACGCCGTAGACCTTTACTGGCGCAAGAAGAGCCGTTGCCACTGCTACAGCAAGTCCAGGACTATCACCAGAATCAGTCTGGCGCACAGCAGCTCTACCAGCAGAACATGGCAGAACAGGCGAGGCAGCAGGCTGAGTATCAGCGGCGTCTGGCTGCTGATGAGGTCGGTATTGAGCCGTACTCGCTTTTCTTAGGTCGCCAAACTGAAGACCCGTCAGCGGGTTTTGAATTAGCCCCGGCTGATCTGTGGCCTGGTGGCGCTCAAGCAAAAGCAGCTTTAGGTTTGATTCCGCTTGCTGTTGGCGCAGTAGCTAGTGGAGTAAAAAAGAAATTAAAACGGGTGAAGTCCGGTGAGAGTAAGGGCCAGTATGTTGGTGGCCCGAGAGGACTAGATAGTCCTCAAAAACTTAGCGCAATGCTCAAGGACTACAGGCAGTTAGTTGAACTCGGGATGTCCGGTAGGGAGTTTTATGAAGATAGTAGTAACTTCTTTTTGGATTTAACGGGCGGTGATGTTGCAGAAGCAACAAAGTTAGCAAAATCTTATGCCTCAACTTCTCAGGGGGCTGGCCTTGATCCAAATATGGGCTGGGCAATTAAAGGGCATTATCAGGGTAGTCTAGGTGATCCGATAAACACTGGAAGGTTTCCAGAAAGTAATGCTGCTGTTTTGCCAGACGTTTATGCTGGGCAAGAAACTAATCTGGGTCCAAAAAGAGAGCCATTCGCTCAAAATTTACAGGTATCGTGGAATCCTGATTTACATGAAAACCCTGTAAACGATATTTGGCAGGGTAGGGCATTTGGATATAAGCACGACCCAAACAAAAAATACCCGGAAGGAGAACCCTGGAAAGAAGGTTTCAGTCCTACTCAGCATGATTTTATGAACACCGTTACGGCTGAGAAAATCATACCCGCTTACAACCGGCAAGAACTTGGCGGTTTTGATGATTGGAACAATTTAAATACTCAGGCCGCTGCGTGGTCGGGCGCTCGACAAAAAGGAGGCGAACTTAAACCCGAAGACGTTGGAATAAATTACAGCGATCTCCAAAAAAAGTACACAGGTTTATTGACCCGAGAGACTATGCCAGGGTCTACCACCGGACACCTTCAGGAAATGTTGGATAATCCTCAGATGAGACAGGATTACCACACTGAGATGATGAAAATTCTTATCGACCCGAATAGCGGGAAGGATAAAATTGCTCGGGCGTTTCATTTACTCACACCAGGGCAACCCGCTCAAGCTCGGGGCTTTTATGTAAATCCAGAGGGCCAGGTTGAACTGAATCCCTCTTATCAGATCCCGTTTTTAGCTGGTAGGAATAAGGTTGAGTCTGAGTTTGGGAGCAAAGTCCCAGAGGTGGACCCAGCTACCAAATCCCTGGTAGCTGCTGCCGAGAGTACATATTCTCAACTGACGGCTCAGAACGCTTACGGTTGGAATTATGTGATGGCAGCGGATAAGGTTTCCCAGCCCCATGCTACTTCGGCTGCTTTTGACATTGGTCGAAAACTTTCGGATGAAGAGCTTCTGGCCTTGTACGAAAAGATAGAGCCAGAATTTGGCTGGGAAGCGATCCCGATACCCCACGATAAGGGTGCGACAATCCTCTTTTTCGGGAAACCAGAGTCAAGCTCAATAACTAAAAAAGGCACTCATAAAGGCTCCAAATTTATCGATAAAACTGGTAAAATATTTGACTCGTTTCTAGATGAGATTGATGCGAAAGGGGCGCAAATCAGTTATGCCAAATCCGATACGGGATTCGCGGAAAACAACTGGGCATCTGAGAAGTACGGACAGAGCTTCCTACAGAATGCTGACATCAGTGGACGACCCTCATTACTCGCTGCATACGATGACGTCGTCCCTGAGATCGCCGCCAAGATCAACGACTTCGAGCGACGATTCGCGAAAGAAAACAACCTGACCATCAACAAAGACATTAAGCGTATGAGGGATGCGCTTGCTGATGGTGGGATGAAGGGTCTGACGAAGTTAATTAAAAGCGGAACTCTCCCTGTAGCACTCGTAGCCACCTTTATGTACGAGTTGCGCTTCGGAACGTCTGAACCAGAACAGAGTTAAAAAAATAGGTCACCGTGAACCGGGCTTTAGGCCCGGTTTTTTTATGGGAAAAATATGGCACAACTTGAAGACGAAGAACTACTAGCGAAGATCCAGCACGAGGTAAACGCTGCGCTCGGCTACGAGGATGAAATTTCAGAGCAGCGCAAAGAGGCGTTGCTGCGTTACACCTCGCAGCCTTACGGCAACGAAGTCGAAGGCCGCTCCCAGGTAGTCGATACCACCGTCATGGACACGATTGAATGGATCAAGCCGTCCCTGATGCGTGTCTTCACGAGCGGCGATGAGGTCGTTAAGTTCCTCCCCGAAGGCCCGGAGGACGTACCCGCCGCGAAACAGGCTACCGATTACATCAACTGGATTCTGACCCGCAAAAACAACTGGTCTGAAATCTTCCTCACATGGATCTCTGACGCCCTCCTGGAGAAGGTCGGCATCATCAAAGTCTTCTGGGACGAAACCGAAAAGAAGAACCGCGAGGAGTACCACGATCTCACCGACACGGAGCTGGAGAACCTGATCCGGCCCGAAGAGGTCGAAGTCCTGGAGCACAGCGAGAAAAGCGAAGAAGCGCCTGAACCCGAGACCGATGACATCGAGGATGTTCTAGGAGCGCAGCTTGGCAACCCGACCCTGCATGATGTGGTGATTACGCGCCAGGTCAAAAGGGGCGAGGTCAAGATCGTCAACATCGCACCCGAAGAGTTCCTGATTTCCCGCGAAGCCAAGAACGCTGACGAAGCGCGTTTTGTCTGTCACCGCAGCCGCATGACTCTCGCGGAACTCCGCGAAATGGGCTACGAAGTAGACGAGGAGCTGATTGGCGGCAGTGACTTCGCGAACTACAACATAAACCAAGAAAGCAACGCCCGTCACCAGTTCGATAATTCCCAGGGCTGGCCGTTTGATTACGAAGAAGGCGAGGGCGCTCTGCGCGAGGTCTGGGTCTTTGAAAGTTATATGCGCGTCGAGATCGAAGGCGGCTTATCCGAGCTGCGTCGTATTCTGACTTGCGGTAACCAGGTACTCGCCAATGATGCGGTAGACCGAGCACCGTTCGCGACTCTCTGTCCGGTTCCGATGGCACACAAGTTCTTCGGGATGTCTGTTGCCGACCAGGTAATGGATCTTCAAAAAATAAAAACCGTTCTGTTGCGGAATCTTTTAGATAATTTCTACCTCCAGAATGCGGGACGTATGGCGGTCCAAGAGGGCATGGCGAATTTGGATGATATTTTATCCCCGAGACCGGGCGGCATTGTGCGCGTCAAGGCACAAGGAGCAGTGCAGCCGTTACCGACCCCGCAGCTCCAGCCCTACGCCTTCGAGATGTTGGGTTACATCGACAGCATCCGGGAAGAACGCTCCGGCATGACAAAGATGAGCCAGGGACTCGACGCCGACGCGCTCACTTCACACACTTCCGCGACTCAGGTTGCCCAGGTGATGACGGCAGCACAGCAGCGTGTTGAGTTGATCGCCCGAGTGTTCGCTGATACCGGCGTCCGGGACATGGCTTACATGATCTACGAACTGGTCAACAAGCATCAGGACAAAGAGGCCGTGATCCAGTTACGCAATGAGTGGGTTCCGGTAGACCCCTCGATGTGGCGCAGCAAGATGGATTGTGCGGTCCAGGTCGGCCTGGGACACGGCAACCGTGACCAGCAGATGATGCACCTCTCACAGATGATCCAGTTTGCGTCACAGGCGTTGTCCGGTGGCTTGTCCATTGTCAACGAGCAGAACCTCTACAACATGGGTGCAGCTCTCGTGAAGAACATGGGCTTTAAAGACGTAAGCCAGTTCCTTAACGACCCCAGCAAGATGCCGCCGAAAGGTCCATCCCCACAGGAGCAGATGGCTCAGATGGAGATGCAGATGAAACAGAAGGAACTGGAGATCAAAGCCGCTGATGTTCAGATCAAAGCCCAAAAGATTCAGGTCGATGCTCAGGAAGCAAGCGTGGATGCACAACTCAAAGCCCAAGAGCTGGCCCTTGAGGCCCAGCAGAACCGACCCGTCGCTATTGGCTGAATCAGGAGAACATCATGCCTTACGGAGTCAAAGATTTTTACCCCACGCCGCCGCCCAAGAGAAAGCAGACCAAGAATGGTGGCTCGAAGAACAAGAAGAAAAAGAAGTCTAAGAACAAGTAATCATGGACGAAAGCCAACGACTTGAAGCTGCAAAAAGAATTTTAGCCGACCCCATGATCAACGAGGCATGGGATCTGTTGGCAAAAGAAATCCTGATCAGTTGGGAGCACTCATCTGATCACGATGT